AAGATTATTCTAATCAACCAAGTGGTATGACAACATCTGGTGGAATACAATATGAACCTAGTCAAGTGAGTTCTTACTCAGAATCATTAAGAGATAACATGAAATATAATGTTATGCCGGGTGGTTATAATAGCCAATCAGATGCCCAAGTATTATCACAATCACTTGATGGTGGAATATTACAGCAGTTATTGAATCCTACTGTTAAAGATAAAAATGAAAAAACAAAAATGGAAGCTCTTGGTTCATTACCTGTAATTGGTGGTATATCTAAAGTTGCAAGTTTTATGGGGCCTCGTTCTGAAAAAGCACAAATAGATAGATTATTAAAAAGTGGAATTATTACTGTAACAAATAATCAAGGACAAACATTATCAACAGAGAATGCTTTTAAAGTATTAACACAAGATGATAAAGGTAAATTAAAAATATTAAAAGGTGAAGATTTAATTAACTCTGGTTATAAAATTACACAAAATAAAAAAATTGCAGATGAGTATAGTAACTCTCCTGCGTTTATGAATTTACAAGAAGATAAAGCAAATAATTTTGTTTCTAATACTGGCATACAGCTAACAACATTAAACCCAGTTATGGGTAGTTCTGGTACAACATTATTTGGTTTATTTGATGAAGCTAAAGGTAGTAGTCATACAAATGGTGAACAAGTATTAGTTGTAGATGCTGATGGTGGTGGTGCATATAATAGTGAAGGAAAATTTGTAGGACAGAATGGTCAAATATATGCCTTTGGTACAGCAGAACAAGCAATGCAATCTGCTATGGGTGGTGTATTACCTGCTGATGTTTTAGAACGAATGACTGATGAAAATGGTAAATTAAAAGATTTATATACAGACCCAAGTAGTCAATATTATATAAACAGCCCAAACGTTGTTAATGGTATTTATGTTGGTGATGTTGTATTAGAAAATAGAGATATAGTTGATAATGGTGGTAATGGTAATGTTGTTGGAAATACAGCACCAGATGGTTCTAATGATAACAATAATTATCAAAATAATCAAAATCAAATACAAAATGATATTAGAGATGAAGTTGCGAATGATTTAGAAGATATATATGGTAGTGACCCAGAACCTCCAGAACAAACTTATGAAGATACCTATGGCCCTGTAGAAGATGAGCAGGGGTTTGGAGGAGGAGGCGACTCTGGTAGCGGTAGCTCTAGTGGTTCTAGTAGTAGTAAAGATAAAAAAATAGTTTGTACAGAAATGTATAGACAAACACAATTAGATGATTGGCAAAGAACTATAAAACTTTGGTATTTATTTCAACAAAGACATTTATCAGAAACACATCAAAAAGGTTATCATTTTTTATTTAGACCATATGTTAAAGGTATGCAAAAATCAAGTATCTTAACTTCTATTGGTAAACACATGGCACAAGAAAGAACAAAAGATATTAAACATATAATGTATGGTACAGAATTTTCTTTAAAAGGAAGAGTATATAGAACAATATTAGAACCTATTTGTTATATAGTAGGTTTATTTATAAGAGGATAATATGGCAGAACAAATGCAAAATCAAGGTATGGTAAAAAGACCTCCTATAGGAGATGATGGTAAAACTATGCCTAATCCACAAGATTCAAATCCAAAACAACCAGATACAAATGTTCTCGAGCAGTTACAACAAAAAGCTATGTCATTACCTCCAGAACAAAAACAAGTAGTTGCACAAAGTTTAACACCACAATTTAAAGATGTGGTAATACAGATTTTCGGTGCAGAGATTAATCCATTTATTGATGTATTAGAATCTGCTATCGGAGAAGAACCTAATCCTAACCCAGAGCCTCCTATGATGGCCAGTGGAGGACAAGGTATGATAAACAGGCCACCTGTACAGCCTAGTGGTAATGAAGGGGGATTAGTTCCTCGACCACAGCCACCTATGGCATAGTACAGCCCCACTCTGGGCGACCTGCTTTCCAACAGCACCCATAAGGAGACAACATGGAAGAAGAAAAAAAAATTGAAGAGGCTTCAACAGAAGTAGAGCAATTAGGCATTACAACTAAAGAAGACGATTCTAAAAAACCTTTTTTAGAACAAAGACCATATCATAATAAATACAAAAGTGATGTGGATATAGAAGCAACAGCTACCGCTCAAAGTAAGGACACCGAAGGAACTGACGAGATTCAAGAGGCTACTCCAGAAAAAGAAGAACGCCCTGTTAATGCTGAAGATAAAGTTTTTAAGAAGAGATACGATGACTTAAAACGTCATTATGATTCTGCCCTAACTAAGCATAAATCAGAAGTTTTAACTTTAAAAAAACAGTTAGAAAATTCTGCTACTTTTATACCACCTAAAGATGAAAAAGCTTTAGAAGAATGGAGAAAAGAATATCCAGATGTGTATGATGTTATTAAAACAGTTGCACAAAAGGAAGCAGATGACAAAGCAAAGGCTCTAGCAGATAAACTATCTAAGCTTGAAGTAGACCAACAAACTGTTGCAAAGCAAAAAGCGGAAGTAGAACTGTTACAGTTACATCCAGACTTTAATAAAATTAGAGAGAGTCAAGACTTTCACGATTGGGCATCTGTCCAAGATAGTGTAATTCAAGGTTGGCTTTATGATAATTTTAATAATTCTCAATTAGCTTCAAGAGCAATAGACCTTTATAAAATGGATAGAGGACTAAAGAAATCTGATGCTAAAAAAGAAAATGCCAAAGAGGCATCTAAATCTGTTACATCTACAAATAGAGGTTCAGAGAAAGATGTTAAAGGTAAAAAAGTTTGGTCTCTTACTGAAATAGCAAAATTAAAACCAAGTCAATATGCTAAGTTTGAGAAAGATATCGACCTCGCAAGAGCCGAAGGTAGAATCACAAATTAACTTAATATAACGGAGGATTAAAATGGCTATAACTCAAGCAGGTGGTTATAACAATTTACCGACAGGTAATTGGCTACCAGTAATATACAGTCAAAAAGTCCAAAAGTTCTTCAGAACTGCATCAGTTGTAGAGGATATTACCAATACAGATTATGCAGGTGAAATTGAAAATTACGGAGATACTGTCAACATAGTAAAAGAACCAACTATTACAGTTGCGGCTTATACTAGAGGTGGAGCAATTTCTACGCAAAATTTAGCAGATGACCAACTACAATTAGTAGTTGACCAAGCTAATGCGTTTGCTTTCAAAGTTGACGATATTGAAGAAAGACAATCTCATGTAAACTGGGAAGCTTTGGCAACTTCTTCTGGAGCATATGCTCTAAAAGATTCATACGATGAAAATGTAATTGCGGCAATGGTGTCTGGTGCAGGAACTACTACTGGTAGTGATGGTTCTGGTTCAGATACTGGTTTCGGTTCTTCCGAAGTTGACCCAATGGACATCTTAGCTAACTCAGCTAAAATTCATCATAGTAATGATGTACCAACAGATAACAGATGGTTTCTTGCATCTCCAGAGTTCTATGAACAACTTGGAAATGCTTCATCAAAATTGATGGATGCTTCTGTTACTGGTGATGCTTCTTCACCATTAAGAAATGGTCAAGTTATCAATGGCATGGTAAATGGTTTTAAACTATACATGACTAATAACTTTGCCGCTTCATCAACATCTAATTATTATAAGGTGTTATCTGGACACATGAGTTCTACTGCTACTGCAAATGCTATTGCAAAAACAGAAGTAGTTAGAGACCAAGAATCTTTTGCTGATATAGTAAGAGGTCTTCATGTATTTGGTAGAAAAGTGCTTCGTTCGGATGCACTTCAATGCAGACATTTATTAATTGATTAGGGAGGGTATATACTATGGCTACATATGACGTAACAGGGCCGAGTAACGCAGGTGCTCGACCATCAAGAATGAATGCAGGAGTAAGAACTCCATACTTAGTCGAAAATGTAATTGACATTTCAGCAATTAACTCTGATGCAGGTGCGGCACAAAATGACGTACTACAAGTATTAGATATACCGGCTGAAACTTTAATCCTACACGCAGGAATTGAAGTGCTAACTGCACTATCAAATTCTGTAACTTTGGATTTAGGTATCACTGGTGGAGATGTTGATACTTTTGTTGACGGCGATACAAATGCTACTGGATACTCTGTATTAACAAATACAGCAAGACCAGTAATCGCAAGTGCTGATACACTAGATGTATTAGTATTAGATGCGGCATCAAGTGCGGGTAAAATCCGTGTTTTTGCTTTACTATGTGATGTAAGTGGTGTTGATGAGACAGATAGAAACTCTGCATCTCAACACGATGGCTAATTAATACAATATTGAGGGGCTTCGGCCCCTCTTTTATAATAAAGGAAATATGGCAACTATTGATTTAAGAAAAACACAAAAAGGTGTTACTGGACAAAAAATAACTCATATGTATCCTAACTATAACATTAAACATGAAATGGAAGAAAGAGTAAAAAATTTAGAAATTAAATTAGATAAAATATTAAATTTATTAGAGAATAAAAAAAATGACTAAAATATGGTTTATGTTAGTTTTATTTTCTATGCCAAATGCACCTTCAGTTAAATATAATGGATTTATATATCCAAGTGAAGAAGAGTGTATGGTAGCAAGATATGAATTACATGAAGCATATAATAACAAACCTACAGAATATAAATTAGCAACAACTATGGATTCATATTGTGTAGAATTTGAAAGTTTTCCTATAGCAGGATTAAATAGAACAGGGGCATAATGGCAACATACTTAACTTTAACAAATAGTGTACTTAATGAATTAAATGAGGTTGAGTTAACATCAGCTAATTTTAGTTCAAGTCGTGGTGTACAAACATCTGTAAAAGGATTTATAAATAAATCTATAAATGATATTTATAATCAAGTATGGGAATTACCAAGTTTATACAAATCAACAAAACAGAGTACATATGGTGGTACAAGAGAATATAATTTACCTTCAACAGATTATCCTCAAAGTGGTGATTTAGCTTATAGAAGAATTGATTGGGATTCATTTGTATTAGTACCAAAAGAATTAACTACTAATGGTGAATTTACTTCTAACATAAATAGTTGGACAACTATAGCAGGTGCAGGAAGTGCCGCCCATACAAGTACAGGAAGTGGTCGTTTACGATTAAATGATTATGCGGCGTATCAATCACTAAGTACAATTGTTAATACAAGATACAGAATACAAGTAAAAGTATTTGATACAGGTAGTGTAGGACAGGCATTAAAAGTACAAGTAGGTACTGCCGCAGAAGGTACACAAAATTTAAATACAACATTAACAGTTACTGATTTTGGTGCAGGTGCAGTATTAGATACAACATTTACAGCAACATCACAAACAACATTTATAACAGTAAATAATACAGTTACAACTACAAACCTTGATGTTGATTATATTCGTATATCAGAAGATGTTGGAGTTAAAAAATTAAGATATATGACGTATGATGATTGGAATAATAATTTATCAGAAAGAGATTTAAGAAATAGTAGTGGTAGTCAAGGTATACCAGATTTTGTTTATTTTACTCAAAGTGGTAAATTTGGTTTATCTCCAGTACCAAAAGATAATAGCTATTCAGTAAAATATGAATACTGGAAAGTACATTCTGATTTATCTGCACATGGGGATAGTCCAGATTTAGAAGGTAGGTATCAAGACATTATTGTTAATAGAGCAAAATATTATTTATATAAATTACGTTCTGATATACCTTCAGCAAATATTGCTAATGCAGAATTTGAAGAGGGAGTAAAAAGAATACGATTAGATTTAGTTGAAAGGTCTTCTTATATGAGAACTGGAAGAGTAAACTTATCAAGAAATACATTTAAATAATGCCAGATAATTCACAAATAACCCCTGCAGTTATAACCTGTAATGGTGGTTTAATTTTAAATAAAGATATCTTTGATATGGAACCGGGTGAAGCTTTACAATTACAAAATTTTGAACCAGATATTGCAGGTGGTTATAAAAAAATATTAGGCACAACAGCATATAATTCAAATATTGTACCTCAAGTATCAGCATCAAGCGAGATTGTAGATATGGTAGCTATATTTAATGATATAGTATTAGCGGCTAGAGGTGGTACAGTTTATCGTGCAGATACGACTGGCTCATGGACTTCAATAGCTACAGGTAAAGGTACAACGTATCGTTATGATTTTGAAAGATATAATTATAATGGTACAGAAAAAATAATGATTGCTACTGGTACAACAAATGCTTTTAGTATTGATACAAGTTACAATGTAGATGTAATAAACGCAACTGGCGGAGGCACTGCTCCAACAAACCCTAAATTTGTAGCATCATTTAAAAATCATATGTTTTACGCAGGTATGTCAGATGCTATATCTAGCGTTACATTTTCTGGCCTTTTTACAGAAGATGATTTTGACACAAATGCAGGAACAATTAAAGTAGATACAACTATCGTTGGTCTTAAAGTATTTCGTGAAGAATTATTTATATTTGGTGAAGATAGAATATTTAAAATATCTGGCTCATCAAGTTCTGATTTTGTTGTTACACCAGTTACTCGTAAAATTGGATGTGTAGATGGTAAAAGTATTCAAGAGATTGGTGGTGATTTAATTTATTTAGCACCAGATGGTTTAAGAACAATTGCAGGTACAGAAAGAATTGGTGATGTAGAATTAGGTACAGTATCTAAACAAATACAAAAACGAGTATTAGAAATAGGAACTGATAATATTACAGCAACAGTTATAAGAGGTAAATCACAATATAGATTATTTTACCCAACAACAGGTGGAGTAGAATCAACATCAAGAGGTATATTAGCAGTATTAAAACAAAGTCCAGAAGGAGGATTAGGTTTTGAATATGCAGATATAAAAGGATTAAAACCTTCTTGTTGTGATTCATTTTTTATAAGCAATACAGAAACAATAATACATGGTGGATATGACGGATATGTGTACAAACAAGAATCGGGAGGTTCTTTTACAAGAGCAGGGTCTACATTTACTATAACAGGATTTTATCGTTCTCCAGATATGACATTAGGAGATGGTGGAATAAGAAAAACTATGCAAAGAGCATTAGTTAATTATGAAGTTAATGAAGCTATAGATACAACAAATCAAGTATTTAAATTACGATATAATTTTGATGATACTGATACACCACAACCAGAATCTTATCAATTATCATCAGCACAAGTTGCGGCTTTTTATGGAACTGGATTATTTGGAACATCAGCATATGGTTCATCTGGATTTCCATTAGAAAGAAAATCAGTTGAAGGTTCTGGATTTGTAGTAGCATTTAAGTTTGAAGATACAAGTACAAAAAAAGCTCTATCCTTAAAGGGGTTTGAGTTAGAATTTATACCCGGAGGAAGAAGATAAATGGGAGCAACATATACAAGACAAAGTTCCAGTAATATTACTGATGGTGCAGTCATTGAGGCATCTCATTTAAATGATGAGTTTGACCAATTACTAGCGGCATTTGCAGTAAGTTCTGGTCATACACACGATGGCACTGCGGCAGAAGGTGGCCCAATAACTAAGTTATTAGGTACAGCCATAACTATTGGTGACGCTACAGCAAGTACAGATATAGCAGTTACTTTTGATGGTGAATCTAATGATGGTATTTTAACATGGATGGAAGATGAAGATTATTTTCAATTTTCCGATGATTTACTTTTATTAAATACAGAAAAATTACAGTTTAGAGATACAGCAATATATATTAATTCATCTGCTGATGGACAATTAGATTTAGTTGCTGACACAGAAATACAAATAGCGGCTACAACTGTAGACATAAATGGTAATGTAGATGTATCTGGTACGTTAACAGTAGCAGGTGCAGTAGACTTTGGTGATGCGGCTCTATCAAATGTAGGTGCTGTACAATTAGATAGCATTGCAGGTGATGGAGATACTAACACATCAATTACATTTAGTGGCTCTGATGTTATTACCATAACAGCAGGTGGTGATGCACAATTTACATTTAATAATGGTTCTATACTCCCATCTACAGATAATGATATAGATTTAGGTTCTAGCTCATTAGAATTTAAAGATGGATATTTTGATGGTACAGTTTATGCTGATGCAATAAACTTTAATGGTACTGCAATATCTGCAACTGCGGCAGAACTAAACATTATGGATGGAGTTACTGCAACAACAGCAGAGCTTAATATCATGGATGGTGTAACTTCTACTACAGCAGAATTAAACTTAGTAGATGGCATTACAGCAGGAACAGTATCTGCTTCAAAAGCAGTTATTGTAGATTCTAATAAAGATTTAACTGGTCTTAGAAATTTAACTATATCTGGTGATTTAACAGTATCTGGTGATGATATTACTATGGGTACTAAT